CCAAGCGTGTCACAAGGTCCGTTGTCCATGTACCTAAAGCATCCAGAATTGTACGAGAACTACCCTGACCTGCGACAGGTTCTTGTACGGACAGATCCTGACGTGCGGACCAGTAGTTATAGCCCGGCGGCCGATGACATCTTGATCAAGTCGCGTGACCCGGACAAGGCGGTGAGCTCTGCCCTGCATGAGGTGTCGCATGCTGTTCAGACGCGGGAGGGTTTTGCGCCGGGGGGTAGTTCCCTCATGGCTTTCAAGGACCCGCAGGCGTTTGATGTCTTGAAAGAGGTGCGGGCGAGCATGTCCACGCCCACAAGTAAAGAGGTGTACCGCATTGACGCGGGGTGGTCCCCTGAAGATGTGGGGACGAAAGCGTTTGAGGATGCTTACAAGCAGTACGTCAAGTACATCAAGGATCAGTCGAAAACGCCTGAGTTTGATCGGCTGGTACAAGAGCGTGCAGCCAATGTCTACTATGAGAGGCTGTTGGGCGAAGCCGAAGCGCGGGCCGTGGAGAGTCGACGGCTGTGGACGCCAGAACAGCGTTTGCAAGGAATTCCGTCGCAAAGCTACGAAAGGATTGGAGAGCCAGGGGGTGTCATCCCGCTTGAAAAGTTGATCATCAAGAAAGCCAAAGGCGGCCCCGTAGACACCTCGACGGCCAAGGGCCAGCTTGCTAAACTGAAGGCCGCGTGAGCGAGGGCACAGCCATGGCAACCAAGAGCACCAAAGCAGGTAAGAGCCGCGTGAACCAGGCAGGCAACTACACGAAGCCCGGCATGCGGAAGGCGTTGTTCAGCAGGATCAAAGCCTCGGCAACGCAGGGCACGGCCGCAGGCCAGTGGTCCGCGAGGAAAGCGCAGCTTTTGGCGAAGCAGTACAAGGCCAAGGGCGGGGGGTATAAAGATTGAAAGCGCCGCAGCAGTCGTTGAAGGACTGGACGAGTCAGAAGTGGCGGACCAAGTCCGGGAAGCCGTCGAGCAAGACGGGTGAGCGTTATCTGCCGGAGGCTGCCATTCAGTCTCTGTCTCCGCAGGAGTATGCGGCCACGACGCGGGCCAAGCGGGCTGGCAAGGCTGCGGGCAAGCAGTTCGTCAAGCAGCCCAAGACCATTGCCAAGAAAACTGCGCGTTTTAGGTAACGCCGAGGAACCATCATGCCGATTGACAAAGCTGTAAATCCTGCCCCGTCCATGGGCATCATTGCGCTGAACGATGCGCCGGTTGAGATTGAAATCGAGATCGACGAAGACGGCGGTGCCACGGTTGCAATCGGCAGTGACGAAGCCGAAGAGGTGGACTTCTATGCCAACCTCGCGGGTGTGATTGAGCCGGAGGTCTTGGCCAAGGTTTCGATTGACGTGTCGGCGATGTTCGAGGCGGACAAGGGTTCGCGGTCAGACTGGGAGAACATGTTCGCCAAGGGCCTTGATCTTCTTGGCTTGAGGATGGAAGAGCGCACCAAGCCTTTCCGTGGCGCGGCGGGCGTGGCGCACCCCATGCTGATGGAGTCGATCATCCAGTTCCAGGCGCAAGCGCTCAAAGAGCTGATGCCGGCCGGCGGCCCCGTGCGCACGCAAATCATGGGCAAAGAGACGGTAGAGAAGTACCAGCAGGCGGGTCGCGTGCAGGACTTCATGAACTACCAGATCACAACCGTGATGGAAGAGTACACGCCGGAGTTCGACCAGCTCTTGTTTTACACGGGCTACGGCGGCTCGACGTTCAAGAAGGTCTACTACGACCATCAATTGAAGCGCATGGTGTCCAAGCTGTGCTTGGCCGATGACGTCTACATCCCGTACAACGGCTCAAGTGTCGTGTCCCAGTGCCCGCGACTGACGCATCGCATCGCGATGGACTCAAACGAGTTCAAGAAACGGGTGCTTGCGGGCGAGTATTTGGACATTCCGATCGACACGTCGGCGACGCCGGCGGATCCGAGCCCCATTCAGGCGGCCACCGACAAGGTGGTGGGGATTCAGCCGACGGATGATATTGGGGAGGTGTTCCTGCTTGAGCAGTTGGTGGACTTGGACATCCCCGGATTTGAGGACAGGGACGAGGAGGGCAGCCCGACGGGGGTGAAGTTGCCCTATGTGGTGACGTTGGCCGAGGACACGAATCAGGTTGTGGGCATCCGTAGGAACTGGCGGGAGGAGGATGAGCAGAAAAACCGTCGGAACTACTTCGTACACTACGTCTTGGTCGAGGGGCCGGGGGCCTATGGCCTTGGTTTTGTGCACTTGATCGGTGGTTTGTCAAAGGCGGCGACCAGTGCGATGCGTCAGTTGATCGATGCGGGCACGTTGGCGAACCTTCCGGCAGGATTTAAGGCAAAAGGTGCACGGATCGCGGACGATTCTGACCCGATTCAGCCTGGAGAGTGGCGCGATATTGATGCGGGCGGGGCTGAATTGACGGCTTCGCTCATGCCGTTGCCGTACAAAGAGCCTAGTCAGGTTCTTTTTGCGCTGTTGGGCTTCTTGGTGGACGCTGGAAAGCGGTTGTCGAGCACGGCCGACATGCAAGTAGGCGACGGAAACCAGTATGCGCAGGTCGGAACGACGCTGGCGCTCTTGGAACGGGGCTCGATGGTGATGTCGAGCATCCACAAGCGCCTGCATTACGCGCAAACGCTCGAGTTCAAGCTGCTTTTTGAGGGCTTTGCGCATTATTTGCCCGACGAGTACCCGTATGACGTGCCTGGAGCAAGCCGCCGGATCAAAAAGGCGGACTTCAGCAACATGGTGTCGGTGCTTCCGGTCGCTGACCCCAACATTTTTAGCACTGCACAGCGCATTCAGCTCGCGCAAATGCAGCTTCAGCTTGCCCAGAGCGCCCCGAACATGCACAACATGTACGAGGCGTACTATCGGATGTATGCGGCGCTCAACATTCGTGACATTGACGGCATTTTGTTGCCGCAAAACACGAACATGCCCCGCGATCCGGCATCCGAGAACAGTGATGTGTTGAATGGGATGAAGTTGAAAGCCTTTGCTGGACAGCAACATGACGCGCACATCGCAGCGCATCTGATGATGGGCATGTCACCGATGCTTCAGGCCAATCCGATGGCTGCAATTGAGCTGCAAAAGCACGTGCTGGATCACATTCGGCTCAAAGCGGAAGAGGATGTTGAAGCGGATCTATTCAAGATGTACGGGACGGACCCGGATAGGATTGTTTCTGCAATCCAGAAGGAAGGCATGGTGGCGATTAAGGTTGCAACCTACATGCAGGAGATGAAGGACTTGCAAGGAAAGCTTTCAGGCGAGGGCGGAGAGGATCCGCTGGTCGAATTGAAGCGGCTGGAGATCCAACAACGCGCTCAAGCTGATCAACAGCGCATTCAAATCGATCAGCAAAAGCTTGGTCTTGACCAACAGAAGCTTCAGCAGAACAATCAGCTCAACCAACAGCGCCTGCGTTTGCAGGAAATCAAGACGATGCAGCCTAAAGGGGTTCCAAATGCCGCTTAAACGTGGGTCGAGTCAAAAGACCATCAGCTCCAACATCGGCGAGATGGTTCGTTCGTACAAAGAGTCGGGCAAGATCGGAACGAGTAAGCCCAAGAGCGTGAGCGCTGCAACTAAGCAGGCTGCGGCGATCGCCTACGAGAAAGCGGGCAAGGCAAAGAAGATGGCTAAGGGCGGCACGATGGTGTCGACGCCCAAAGGGGTCCAAAAGGCTGTGCAGATTGTGAAAAAGAAGGATGGCAATCGCCCAGTTCGCATATACTGAGCGACTTGTAGTACCGCTATCAGCCGGTGCGGTAAACCGGCTGCTTTCATGGAATCACCATGCTCGAGTTTGCAGAAGCAATTCTCAAGGAAGTCAGAAAGCTACAGCATCAGTCAGAGCAGATCGTGTTGAACGGCACGATTACTGACATGGAGCGTTATCGCTTCATGATGGGCCGCCTTGAAGGCTTGAAAATGGTCGAAGATTCCGTGAAAGCGCTCTTGAAGAAGCACACGGACGACGATTTACTTGACTAAGGGGTGACAATGAGCGCGACCGAGACTGTAGAAAGTGACAACCTGACGGCATTAGAGCGCAAGTGGCGCGACGAAGCTGAAAGCACGGGGCCTAGGCTTGAAGACTCGTATACCGAGTCGGGTTTTGACCCTGACAAGCTTCATGAAGCCGTTCTGGATCGTGTCCCAACGCCTACGGGCTGGCGGATTGCCATTCTTCCCTATCGCGGGGCCGAAAAAACCAAGGGCGGGATTGTTTTGGCTGAGGAGACTCAGCGCAAATCCAATCTTGCGACGGTTTGTGGCTACGTATTGAAGGTAGGGAGTTTGGCATACGCTGATGAGTCTAAATTCCCAACTGGCGCGTGGTGCAAGGAAGGGGATTGGATCATTTTTGGTCGCTACGCCGGGGCGCGCATCCCCATCGACGGCGGTGAGATCCGGCTCATCAATGACGACGAGGTTCTGGGCGTGGTCAGTGATCCTGAAGACGTTTTGCACATGTAAAGGAGAGCGGTATGAATACGGAGCAGTTGGAGTTCAAGATTGGAGAAGATGAAGAGCCGGCAACGGTTCAACTCAGCGAGGACGGCAAGTCCGAGCTTTTGGGAAAGCCTCAGCCGCCGGAGGTTGTTGCCACCGGCAGCGATCAAGGTGATTCGGCAGACCGAGGCGAGCTGGATCAATACAGCGAAAATGTTAAAAAGCGGATCGACAAGCTGACCGCGCGGCTGCGGGAGACGCAGCGTCGTGAACAGGCTGCTCTGGAGTATGCACGAAGCGTTCAGGCGCGCTCGCAGCAGATCGAACAGCAGTATCTGAGCACGGATCAGGCGCGTGTGGCCGAGGCGACGGGCCGTATTGAGACGCAGTTGATGGCGCTGAAGCAGATCATCAAAAAAGCGCGTGAAGAAGGCGACATCGATACTGAGACCGAGGCACAGCAGCGGTTGACGTCACTGGCTTTGGAGCAGGCGCATGTTCGGTCGCAAGACGCGCAGCGTCAGGCTTACGCGGAAAGTTTCGCGGCCCAGCAGCAACAGCAGCAACAGCAGCAACAGCCTCAGCAGCCCCAGCAGCCCGTTCAACAGCGGCAGGTTGATCCAAAGGTAGAGGAGTGGGCCGAGCGCAACACTTGGTATGGTCGAGACACGGCCATGACGCATGCTGCGTGGGGCATACATCGTCAACTGATTGAAGCGGAGGGGTTTGACGCCAGCTCAGACGAGTATTATCATGAGTTGGACAAACGTATTCGAGACGCCTTTCCACGAAAGTTCTCTAATACGCAAAACGGGTCGACGCGTAACGTGCAGCCGGTCGCACCCGCTTCCAGATCATCTGGTGTTAACCAAGCTGCACGCCGCACGGTCCGACTGACTCCGAGTCAGGTGGCCATTGCCAAAAAACTGGGTGTTCCGCTTGAGGAATATGCCAAGTACGTGAAGGAGTGATCATGAGTGATGCTAAACCCACTATCGGAGCCGGTCCGGCTTTGAATCGTACTTCGCGCGATGCTGAATTGCGTGCGAAGATTACGCGGCGTCGTCCATGGCAGGCACCTTCGCGACTTGATGCTCCCGAAGCGCCCCCTGGATACAAACATCGCTGGATTCGAGCAGAAGCCGGTGGAGTTCAAGACCGTACAAACATCGCTGGTCGTCTTCGTGAAGGCTACGAGCTTGTGCGTGCCGATGAATACCCCGACTACCACTCATCCAGTCCAGAAGATGGCAAACATGCTGGCGTGATCAGCGTGGGTTCGCTACTTCTTGCACGTATCCCGGAAGAGACGGTCGAAGAGCGAAATGCGCATTACCGACAACGAGCGGGAGATCAGCTTCAAGCTGCGGACAACGAGCTGTTGAAGGCCAATGCGCACTCAAGCATGGTCATCGAACGCCCGACCCGCAGGTCTCGCGTATCATTTGGCGGGTCGAAAGACCAGTAACCCTTTTGAAGGAACCATCAAATGGCTAATGTTGACAAGCCCTTTGGTCTGCGTGCCCTCGGCAATCTGTCCGCCACTGGCGGTCAAAAGCAGTACGGAT